GCCCCAGGATGTATTGTAAGCTGAAAGTGGGTATGTATTATGACTCGTGTAACCAATATCGGTAGCACTTAAGATATTAGTATTAACTAATTTATACTGATTACTAAACTTCTCATACGCTAGTATATTCTTTGAATTTGTACCAGTCTCTAGTAAGGTGGTCTCCACTGGTAGGAGGTCTCCTCGGTTCTTGCCATAAAACTCCTTACTAATATAACCCTTTGGATCATAATTACCTTGAAATTGATTCTTACTACCCATCTGCCGACTCACACTAACAGATAGTATATCAATTAGCCGTGATAAACTAGGTGGGAATTGTTGGTTATATTCATCCATGGTCATGGACAGCTGAGAGACGAGGGAGTTCAGTGATTTAACATTTGCATAGTCTGGGTCGTTGATGTTAGCGATATAGTTACTAACTTTCTCGTGGAGTTTGATACCTAGAGTCTCAGGATAACTACTACTATCACCGACGATCTGACCTAGTAACTCATCCATAAAGACCGGTTCGCGCTGTAATACGGGCTGCGTAGCTAAGTCTTTATAATTCTGAGACTGGTTATTATCTTCTCCGACTTTTCTAATATCGTATATACCATCCGCTGGATATACATCAAATGGTGTTGATATACCAGAAACAGTATTGTCCGCATCAGTGTAGGTCACCTTGATTCTTAGATCCGTATCAGGTATAGATGTTTTAATGACACCTTTAAGGTAGCCACCACCTTCACTAGCAGTAAGGTCTCCATAATTAGTACGGTATGTTGATTCCCCGTCCAAGACAGTTGTACCGTCACTTCTTATTAAAGCTACATTCAGATTAGCCTCCTCTATTATTATAAAATCTGCTATGGTATTTTGAACCTCTATTAACTCATTGACTGGTCCGGGAGTCTGAGTACGTAGTAGCTCTTCATCAAAATCTAGTTTAGGGTATCTCTTTAAAGGAGCACCACTTAGATCAACCACCTTGGCAGTAAAGTATATATCTTGATTAGCAAAATTAATTTTAGGTATATTAAATGACGATAGAGGTGTTACGAATCCTGTAATACCATTAGTAGTAATACTCAGAGTCTTATCTTCTAATGTTTCAGTCCTAGCTGATATAGAATAGGAGATAGTAGCGGGATTGGCATTAATTATTGGCATGTCAATATCAGCACCTATACCTGTACCCTCAGGGTCAATAAAAACACGCTGATCAAAAGCAGCAAATAGTATAACATTATGTTCACCCATAAGATTATTTATGTATAATTCTAATCTTCGTAGTAATAAAAAGAGGTACTACCTGATGTGCCTAAGAATATTGTGCCATCTTGGTATTCATTATATAGAAAGTATGGCGGTGTTGAACTAGCTGTATTCAACTTACCGTATATAAATGAGTTGCTAGTCTTCACTGAGTCGGTTACCAATCCCTCACCATCATCTTCAATCTGTACGAAGCCACTAAAGAGTTTTAAGTGAGCATTTATATCACTATAATAATCTGTATTCGTCGTAGCTTTACTCTTATTACCTGACACACTCAAATTAATACTATAACCACCATCTGCGGATACCGCTGGCCAGCTTTGATATGAATTAAATCTAGTTAGTATAATTGGATTTTTAAGAGAGGAGTTGAGTGCGCTACTACCTTCTTGGTATGTTAGGAATAATTTATCAGGTATAGCGTTGCTTATGCTGATAGTAGGTCGGGTAACGACACTATAGAAGTTCGCTGCACTATCTACTGCTACCAATGTAACTCTATAATCACCTGGGTACTTATAATAGTGATATGCAGTTAGGTCGGTTGAGATCGTACCGTCGCCTAAGTCAATAAAATACCGGTAGCTATCAGCAAGTGGTGAAGCCGATATTCCGTTAAGATCTGTCCCGTAAAAATCCGGAAAGATTTTGAATGTATACTGCTCATTCGCGAATCCTGGAATAGCTGATAGACCACCCCATTTACTCTCTCTCGTAGCTGGGTCAACAACACGTATGGGTAGATTGATAGGTGGCAGACTGCTATAATCTCTATCAAAATTATAGAACTGGGTTTGTGGTGATGTTATTGGCATAATTAATCAATAATTTCTACTTTAATTCTACTCTTCAACTCACTATTATATAAAAATGGGAATTTGAAGTATGGTAACGCCACGTTAGAGCCTGTACTTACAATATCGACGTCAGCGTAGGCAGCGTTGAAGTTATATATGTTTAGGAACGGTACACTTCTAACTTCTTCACCGGTATCAGCACTACGCTTGACGGTTCTTAAGCCTGATACACCTTCAATACCTAAAATCTTTGTAGTAATAGCTGTAATGTTAATTATACCGCCTAGTTCTAGATTCGCTGGGTCAAAGGCTTCCTCAAAAACGTTATTGGCCTCCTCTATAATACGTGATGCGCTAATTCTATTGTTCTGCTTACGCTGTATAACTAAGTCAGTATACTCGATATCATCGACAGAAGGCTTGGTATTGAATATATCTTGTAGTCCAACCGTAACACCTACATATACCGGGTCCATGGGCTGTATTTCGGAGTTAATTATCTTCTGTGACTGAGCAGTGTTAATAACTTCTGACTTCTGAGCTTGTGTCAAGTAAGATAAATTATTATCACTATCCGTTATCTTTATTTTAGGTACCATGAAAGCATATACTTGGTTAGCTTGGTTTGTAGTGGAAAATTTTACTTGGTTAAATAAGAATCTCGAATCCTGGTTAGGTCTATCAAGCCCTAGATCATAATAATATTTTATAACATTATCGACAAATGACTCATTACTCACTAGAACAGTGCTTGAAATTATATTACTATACCTCTTTTCAATAAACGCCTGGAAATCGTCATTCGTAACAATTCTATTCTGTGCGAAGAAGGTTCTAGGAGCATTTTCTTTAATCTGATCAACCGTTTCAATGTCATTAGGGCTTGTAGAACCGACGGAGTTTGTAAATGCTATCGCTGAGGCGAGATTAGGTGTTAAGATAAGTATATTAGACTCGTAGATATCAGGTGATATTGCCTCAAATTGTGTCGTCGTAAACGTATTAAGGTTAGTACCATCAAGCTTACCCGCGGAGACCTTACCAGCTATACCATCACTCTTAAGGTAGTATATAAAAATTTCATCTGCAGGATTGAGTCGTGCACCATTGACACCATTACCGAATTTTATTTCATAAAACCCGTTCTCATTTAACCGTTTTTCAAATACATAATCTGTATTATTAGTATTAAAGAGAGAATTAATTTCCGTAAACTCGTTATACTTACCTGTATTAACACTCTTGACATATACATTAATTGAGTCAGTCTCAATATTGACAGGGGTCTGGTTAATATTATCTCTAACTAGTAGTGTTACAGTTTCAAACTCTTCTCCAATAGCTGAAATGACTGGATGTTCGATGTATTTGCCCTGATACAGTAGAGTATTTTCAGACAAGGCTGTAAGTTGCTCATCAGCGCCGGTTGTCTTACTGAATGACGCGTCACTAATAAATGAATAGTCAGTACCATCAACTGCGAAATACGAATACCTCTTTATAGTATATACATTTACTGGTAACCTACTACTAGCTTCTGCTTGAAACGGTAATACTGCTGTCTTATAACCAGTTGGCTTGTACCCAATAAGCTTTGTAATCCTATTAATATTTTCAAAAACAGTTGATTCATTGAATAGAGATTCAGAAGAAGTTTGGTTGAGGTAGAATAATGAAAGGTGGTATGATAGAGCAATTATATCAATAATAGCAGATAAGTTACTACCTTCGAAATCCTGGTCGGTAAAAGTATTACCTTCCCTTAAGCGCTGCTTAATTAAGCTCTTTAAAGTTAGGGCATCGAAAGTTGCATACGCATCCTTCGGTAAAGTAAAGTCAGTATTATCCGCCATATATTTATTTATGAATAAAAAACATTAATTAAACGGAAAATCCGGAACGAGATAAATTACCGGAGAGATTAAATTTAGCTCCTGCGAATCTAGGGATACTATATGTGAAATTACATATATAGCTATGATTCTCAATATCCGGTGTTATTGTTAAGTTGATAATGTTGACTCGTGGCTCATTTGCTGCTACTGTATCAATAATACCTGTACCTATAACATCAGCTCGCTCCTCTGTTACGGGTAGAAATAGAAGATCACCGAAATTAATACCAAAAGTAGGGTTCAGTGGCTTCTCCCCTGGAGATGTTGTTATGAGGTTGATAAATGCGTTTTGTATTGCATCAACATTAACGTCGTCAATAATATCTCTAACCTCTTTACCCTTAACAAGAGGGTCATTATTTGTATAACCTAGAACCAGATCTAATCTGATGTCGTTAAAGATAACTTTATCTGCTTTCTGTGGTTGGTCTTGAGTTAGTATATTTAAGTTAATCTCTGCCATTGTATATATTATTTAAGCAATGGAATTATTAACTCGAAACCATAAATAATAATATGGCGAACAATTTTTTAAATCTCATAGAGGCAACTATCCAGAAAATGAACAACGGTGGTATCCTGACCGGTGATAGGGTTCAGTTAGCAGACGATTATAAGTCTCACGACGGTTTTAAGGAATTGGATAAATCAGTTCAAGACTTCGTTGTAAAGATGTTTAAGGATACAGACCTTAATAAAAAGGTAATCAATATTAAAACAAAGTACCCTAGCTCCGCTCCAGGTAATGAGGATAACAGAGGTAATTGTTTTATCGCTACTGTAGCTATTGAACTTACTAACGGGCTCTATGATAATCAGAATTCAGTTGCTGTACCTATGGGTATTTTGGTTGCTGACGATGGTGGTCACGGTGCAGATTTTGGAAGTGCTCCAGTACCTGACTCAGTAAAGTATGACAATAAGGTTCAAATTGACCCGGTCGAAGCTGAAGAAAACGAAGAGCAACAGCAAACGATGACACAGCAAGGTGATAGCCTTAAAAAATCAGAGCGCTCGCTAGCTAAGAAGAATACTAAGATACCTTCAAAGCCAGCGACACCATCTCCTGCGGTTAATGAGAGCTATACATCGCAGTATATGTCCTAAATCTTGCTCAATGCTACCCAGCAAGCAAACGCATTAATCTCTTTGTCTAATACAAAGACATCTTTATACATATAATCACTAAGCACGAGGATATATTCTCGTTTCTTATCGTCATGGAGCGTACTTGAATATATAAAGTTCAAGTACTGCTTCATGAGATTATGATAATCACCTTGAAACTCATTTTCATTCTCGATAAGATACTTGCGCAGCCCCATTGCATCGCTACCTTGTATGTCAGTATGAATCCTATCGACAAGCTCTTTACTATCTAAGGCTATATCTATATTAAACTCACCATCTACACACGCCTTATGTACAGCGTTAATGATCTTACGAATATCAGGATAATTCTGCTTGATTACATTTATAAAATTAGCCTTCTGATCATCTCCGATCTTAATACCTTCAATCTTTATAACATTGACAATACGCTTCAACACATCATCGAATGGAGGATTGAGATCGAATGACTGAGTACGGCTCTGAATAGCAGGGATGATCTTATGCTTATAATTCGCAGTTAGAATAAAGCGGGTCTGACTACTATACTCCTCCATAGTATTACGTAAAGCACGCTGACCATCAATAGTTATACCATCAGCTTCGTCAAGTATAACAACCTTAATACCGCCAGTAAGCGATTTAGTCTGACTAAACCCAACAACCTTTGAGCGGATAGTATCGATTCCATTCTCATCAGATGCATTAATATACAAGTACTGACACTTTAAGGTATCCTTGACAAGAATTCTAGCTAGTGTAGTTTTACCTAAACCAGGAGTACCAACAAATAGTAAGTTCGGTATTTCGTCTTCAACAGACTCGAAATACTTTCTATTAGTATCTGATAGAACTAAATCAGCTAGTGTTTTTGGTCTATACTTCTCGGCCCAAAGGTTGTTAAACATTACTTTCTCTTCTTTTTAGGTGGTTTAGTGACAGTTACGGTTACTGTCTTACGTACTTTAGCGTTACCTACTTTTTTTTCTGTTATTCGTTGTCTTGTTGTTTTTCCCATATCTTTTTTAGTTAAAATGTTAATTTATTATAATGGAGTTCCTTTGCATAGGCTACTTACCAGTTGAGCCAAAGCCGCCTTCACCTC